TACACAATGAATATTGTGTTTGTAATGTGTTGGTGGAAATTCACTATATCTTACATCAAACTCTAATGCAAACTTCTTAGCATAGCCATCTGCTCCATGTTTCTGACCACCACTTACTATTTCCAAATCACTTCCAAATTGTTTTTTGAGATTGAAGATAAAATCTTTTATTTTTCTTGTATTAGTATAACTTCTACTACCGACTATTGCTATCTTCATAGTCATTGCGTTTTTGTTTCTTAACTGTCTTATCCTTTGTAACGAAATCATAACATTCCTTAAATGTTTTTAATCCTAATATTATACCACCTGGTGTTTTATATTTATAATGAAACCGTGAGTTTAATCCTGAAATATCACTTGAAGATACATCAAACCAACAAAATTCTCTACAATCATCTAATATCTTTATTATAGTTTTATATCTAGCAGAACTTTTTTCATCCCATTCCTTTAAAAAATTTTGAAATGTTGGTGAATTAATATCAGTAGCATCTTGATACCAAAAATAAATTGGAAATGGTTGTATTGTCTTAGATATTTCTCCCATATATGGAATTAATATTTCTTCATGTTCTAAAAAATCAACTAATTTTAATCGTAAACTTATCTGCATTATAAATCCTTACACATTCTACATTTTTTGAACTTTTCACACTTTTGATAATCATGAGCAATTATTTTACCATCTTCATCATAACACTCATCTATAAATTCTTGTAACCTGGTCATAACTCTATTAATACTTGGTTTACCACTCGCTGGTGAAAACACTTGTATTCTCTTTTGAGGATACTGTATATTTTCATAAAGTTTCCTCTTTAATATTAAATATTCAACTTCTATTTTATCGATAGGAATATCTCGTTCCTTAGAAAAAAACTTCTTGTATAATAATAACTGATTGGTTTTGTTCTTATCAGCCTTCATATATTTGTTCCAACCGTGAGTTGCGGTTTTAATATCGATAATCTTGATACGACCTGTTTTATTGTTATGTAAAACAACATCCATATAACCATTAAATTTCATATCACGAGGTAAATCAGAATTTAACTTAACCTCAATACCAACCAACTCTGTATTCTTTTTAGGAAAGTGATTAGATTTTCTTTTGAGAAACTCATTAATAATAGTCACGCCATCATCATAGAATGAAATCATTTCCTCTTTTGTAACAGGAAATTCATCACCATGTTGTGCCTTAGAGATTTTAAAATTTTCTTTTAATCTATATTGAAATATATCTACTAATGGTAAATCATCTGCTTCCTTAATAGTTCTTTCATAATAACACACTAAGTATGCCTGTATTGTTTCGTGGATTGCTGTTCCAAACAAAGTGTAAATATTACCTTTGAATGTATTCAACTTATCTACATAATCCAACTTCCAAGTATAAGGACATTTATCCCACTTGGCAAACTGACTATAACTTATCTTACTCATATTACTTGTTCCTTTAAATGACCTATCTTTAAGTCTGCAATAACCTTTGGTTTAACTTCACAATAAGCTGCAACATCTAAACAAAAACTAGCATCCTCTGATACATTTTCTTGGTATTCACTAATCTGTACAACTTTGTTTCTAAAAAATGGATATGTTAATCCTTTAAATAAATCTGTATGTGTTTTAGTAAATCCAAATCCACAATACGATACTTCAATCAACTTACCTTTTGATTGTTCTAACTCACCTTTTGATAAGAAGGCCATGGTACCAGTTTTCAAAAATGTTTTCTCATCCCATCTTGCAACCATTGGTGTATCACCTTTTAAATACCAACCAGTACAAAACTTTGATTTACACTCGATTAATGTTTGTAAATCTTTTAATGTAAATGCCTGGTCTGAATCTATCCATACTATATAATCCACTTGGTCAATCAATTGATTTGGATTTTGAAATCCACCACCAGCTGTAGCTAACCAATTTCTTGCATCGTTATGTGTCCTATTGGCTACGGTTATTATTGGTATGTTATTTTTAGCACACCAAGCTGACAAACCTATCCATTGGTCAAATAATACTGCAGATACACTTGTGTGTGTTGGAATACAGATTGCAATTTTATCCATTAATCCATCCACTTACCATGTGTTCTTAAATGCCATAGTTTATGTTTGAATCTTTCCCATAGTAAACCAACTAAAGTATCCGATTCATATACACCCGCTTTACATTCATATTTATACATCTTCAGGTTTGTCCTCTAGTAGTCCCTTTAACCAATGTATGTATGCTCTTACTTTTGAACCTAATTGCATATCATTTGGAAATTTATCAACTAACTCTTCTATTATTTTTATAGGTTGTTTCATTATTTACCCCACAATCCTCTTTTAACTATTGTGGCCATAATACCATAATTACTAACATCTAAATATGCATCTTCCATTGGTTCACCTTGAACAGCATTGGTCTTACCACTCATCAATAATGTTTTTAGTCTTTGTATCTTATCATTCATTCTAAACCACAAGCCAGTTAAAGATAATTTAACATCTTCTTCTGTTATCAATGGTGAACCAACTGATATATTACCAGGACCGTAATCATGTTGCTTGTGACAGAACAACTCATATTGTTCTCGTTGTAACTTCTTGAACTCGGTAGTCATCTCTGGCCACTCTCGTTCCATTTGTTCTACAATAGTTTCGTTTTTACTGATACCACTTTTAGTATCTTTTATAACTTCCATATACTACTCCTAATTTATAACTGAATATACACATAAAAACCTATACAAGTCAAGCCTTTTTCCAAACTTGTTTTAATTCTTTATCTGTAACTCCATACTTCATAATGATTGTTTCAACTTGTTGTTTAGTCATCATTTCTAAATACTCTTCTATCTCACGAGAACTGGTTTGAAAGTAATCTCTTAGATGTTCCATAGCCCACTTCTCTACTTTTGATTTCTTTTTAGATTTTACATATCGTAAGAATGTCCGACTCTTTGGTATTACTGATATATAAAACTTATACACAATCTCTGGATCTAGTTTCCAATATTCTTGTATCCCATTTACCAAATCAATCCAATCTGGGTTCATTGATAAAAAGCGATGAACCATATAATTGTTCCAAGTTTTTTTATCCCCATCATTCAATGTATCCCAATACTTAGGATTTTGATACATTGTTATTTGTTTGATATGGTCAAAAAGACCTTTGACTTTTGGTTTATTTGTTGGTTTCTTCTTCAATACCTGAACCCTCTAACATAGACTTTGGAACTTTTCCACAGTTACCACAAGAGAAAATCTCAATAGGAACTAATGCTTCTTCACCAGTTGGTGACATTAAAGGTGATATTCTCTTGATAATTGAACTTTTGATAAATAAGTAATTACCACAATATTCACACTTCATAGTTTCTGCCTGTGATAAATCTACTTTGACTTGTTGTTTTTGACCTGGTATTGGTTTCATTGGTTTCATGTTCATTTTATAACTCCTATAACTTCTGTAAACATAGCCATGATATTGATTTCCTTATCAACCACTACGGCGTCTGATTGTTGATATTGACTCAATAACAATATACACTCGGCAATATGTCCTTTACCCCAATCATCAATGGTATCAAACAACAACCTAAATAAATCACTAAAATCTGTAACCTTTGAGTCAGCAATCAATTGTCTAATGTTCTTAAATGCATTCTTCTTGTCTTGTGTTTTCAATATATCCAACAAAGCAAGTTTGTAATCGTTTTGAGTAATCATGGCCTCGTCAATAACCAACTTACCATTTACTACTTGTCTTTGTGCAGAGTTTATTACTCTACGGATATCAGGATAACCACCATTGACTAATGTAACAATATCCTTTACATCAAACTCTGTATTCTCTTGACCTAAAATATTGGATAAATGTTGAGCAACTTGTTTCCTATCTGGTGGTATGATTTGGAATGATTGACATCTTGATTGAATCGGGTCAATAATTCTTTCCACAAAATTACAAGTCAAAATAAACCGACAATGTTTTGAGAATGTTTCCATAAGATTTCTTAGAGCTGCCTGAGCATTTGGTGTAATGTAATCACACTCATCTAAGATAATGATTTTCATATCTTGAAATCCCATAGTAGATGCAAAGTTCTTTACTTTTTCTCTAACCACATCAACACTATTTTCATCACTGGCATTGATATACAAATAATCACAATTGATATTGTTTACCAATAACTTAGCCAATGTGGTTTTGCCTGTACCTGCCTTACCAAATAATAACAGATGTGGTAAATCCCCACTTTCCAAATACACCTTCACCTTACTCTTTAAGTGTTCGTTTCCAATGTATGTATCTAATGTTGTAGGTCTGTATTTCTCAACCCACAATGAATGTTTTATATCACTCATATTTTTTCCCATATCCAAACTGGTTCACAAAATTTACCATCAAATGTTTTTATCATCTCTGGTTTTCTATTACTCTCACCTGAATCAACTGCAGTTCCTGCACCTATTGAGTTAGGT